GTTGGTGACGTGCCGTGCTGTGAGTTTGCTCACTGCGAACATGGATCAGATCAACCCATTATGTAAGGCTCTCCACGTAAGGTATTACGTGCAGAAACGAAGCACTCATAGACTGCTTGCTCTGAAGATCCGCACCTGTTGCTTCGTGCAGAGAATGGCAAATCCCCATGCCTACCTAGCGCCTCGCACACCCAGGTCCCGCCATCGTTCCTGAGAGAAAAGCTAAGATTGTGTAGCACAAACCACTTCGCATACTGCCCAAGCGAACTAATGTCTGCTTTCGTATTATCGTCTGTTGCGGCTGCTTGTTTGTAGATTATTCCCATAACGTGACAATATCTTAGATTCTTTCTTGTGTCTTGTTCAATAATGCTTGACTTTTGCCAAGTGCCACGGGTATTGTGCACAAGAGCACATCATGTGCCCACATACTGGAACCTACTGAAAGAAGAGATAATGAACTCATACATCAAATTTGGCAAGATACGTGCTGCACTAGTGCTGCTACTACCCCCTGTGTCGTCGCTGTACATCAAGGTCGCCTTTGACAGCCAATCGCTACCGCTCTTGTACGTAGGGATCGTCATGACGCTCGCCGCAACTGTATTCGCCACCCTCTTCTGTGTTGCGTGGTATAACGCTCGTTGTGAGGCGCGAATAAAGTCACGTCATGATCACCCAACTTACGTAAAGAAGCCACGAAATACCCCTAGTGGTCAAACGCCTCGCCTGAGGCTCGTCTCTGTCAAGGAATAAACGTAGAGCCGTTTTTCTAAATTCGAGGTCTTTGTCTTTCTAGACCCGAGGCTTTATATCGTTGTGCCGCAACGTCTACGGGTTGCTGCATAGTAATCGCCTCTTTCATCATGTTTGTTTCGTTCTCCGACGCTAGGCACCTTGTACACTTCCTTCAGATAGATTTATCTAACTACATAGGAAGACACACAGGCAATGGCTCATCAGTTAGAATTCGCATCAGACGGTCAAGCCAGAATGGCTTATTCCAACAGGGAAATCCCTTGGCATCGCCTAGGGGTGCCGATGGAGGGCTTGCAGACAGCGGAAGCAATGCTCGCAGCAGCTCAGGCAGATTTCGACGTTGTCACCACTCGCGTTGCGGTGTGTGACGATCAAGGACAGCCGATCAGGAACCCAGACGGTCAATACGTAATGATTCCAGACAGCAGAGCGACCGTACGAGTCAATCCGGACGGAACGTTCAATGGATTGGCTACCGTGGGGACTCGATACGTTGTCCAGCAGAACCGTGAATGCCTTGACTACGCACTTGCTATCGTCGGAGCCTCATCGGGCGATGCTGTAGTAGACACGTGTGGAGTGCTCAACGGAGGACGTGAGTTCTTTTCATCCATCGACCTAGGACCGCTGGTCATTGACCCTATGGGCGTAAACGACGAGATTGCGAGATACCTGCTCGTCCGTAACGGGCACGACGGGAAGATCGCTATCACCTTCGCCAACACGAGCATACGGGCGGTATGTAAGAACACGGTAGTCCTTGGAGTTTCTGCCGCTAACCGCGTGTTCACAGCGCGGCATACACGAAATGCAGAACGGGCTATGGAGCAGGCGAATGACGTTTTGCGCATTTCACGCACATGGGCTACGGAGTTTACTGCTACAGCCAACAAGCTTCTATCCATAAGCGTTCCTCCTTCATCGAAAATCATGGACGATGTTCTCAATCAAGTGTTTCCTTTATCTATCAAGCAGACGGATAGGCAGCAGAAGAACAGAGACAACATCATTGCGCTTGTCAAAGCTGTGTACATGAACGAGAACAACGCCAAGAACTACGGGTTCAACGCTTGGTCAACGGTAAATGCCATCGGAGAATACCTAGATCATTATCGTGATGCGACAGTGAAGGAACGTGCGATTGCGTCTATGGACTCGAATTCATGGGTGACCCGTTCGAAGCTGCGTGCGCAGGATTATCTGTTGTCACGGGCTTAGATCCAACTACTGTTATTATTTATTTTGATTAGCAACTAGCAAATCGAGGGCACATGAACCAACCCGATAACGAAGACGAGTTTTCAGAAGAGTTCATGCACGAGGATGCAACCCCATCGAGAGAAGAACTCGCTGTATGGCTGTCCGAGTTCATGTCTCAATCCCAACGAGCACAGTTGCTCTACCGGACGAACTTTTGCTCACTTGCCGTGAATAAAGTCCATGCTGAATTTGGCATTGAGGGACTTTGCGACTTAATGCTCGCGATAGACAAGCGTGCGGGCTGGATATCGGACATAATCATAGAAGACGCAGACATACAGGACGCAATGTTTAACACACACGGGGTTTTCGATGATAAAGCAATCATCAAGGCACGCGTAAGCGATGAGATGATCGAGTTAAACAAGAAGATTTGGCGACTACGCCGCAAGTACGCACGATTGATCGCTGAGGAGATAATCAGGAATGGTACTGAAAACGGTACGGAGTCTCAAATTCCGGAAGTCAGCTAGCTCTGCTGAGAAGGTTCATAATAAGCTGAACAGCGCCTTCGTTGTCTATGGCTTCTATGCCATCAACTGCGGCATCAACGATTGTGCGTTTACGTTCAATGAGCTCATAGATGTCCTCATCGATAGTCCCAGCAGCAAGCATGTAGGTAGCAGTGACACTGCCTTTTTGCCCTAACCTGTGCAATCTACTGAAAGTTTGATCTACGTCAGCGGGCGTCCACGGGAGTTCAACGAATAAGCATTCTTCTGACGCTGTGAGTGTATGACCAGTCTTAGCAGCCTGCATGGAAAGCACTATGACTGGAACTTCCTCTACGGGGAGTTCCTGAAACTTTCTCTTGTTTTCTTCAACGTCCTCTACCGCCATCCCGCCTTGAATCTTTATTCCTCCGTAACGGCGAGCAACTTCATCAACTATCTCTCTGTGGTGCGCTGCGACTACGACTTTCTTGCCATTTTCTACACGGGTTGCCACCCACTCCAGTACTTCTTCCATCTTCGCCTTTGCTGCGAGACGACGTAGAACCGAAAGTCGAACTAAATGCTCATTTGCTTCCGCTCGAATCATCGCAGCCATCGCAGCCTTGTAGCTAGAGTCTTTTCCCTCTTTAATGGCAAGCTCTCGCGCTCTTTCAGCGATATAAAACAGAATATCTTTCTCGGCCTTTGCGTACTCCTTCATGCCTGCTGATGTTCCTGCGACAACTATCCTGCTATGTATCACGGGCGGGAGTTCGGTAAGCACTTGATCTTTGGTTCGTCTGATGTAACAGGCTGAGCGTAGTCTTTCGTTCAACTCATCAAGGTGCGAGTGCCCACTTATGTTCCATTGCCCGAACTGGTCTTGAAATGCGCCGCAGTATCGACGATAGAATCCCCAAAGCCCACCGAACTCTTTCAGTCTTCCGAGAATCTCCAACTGGGAAGCATACTCATTGGGGCGATTCGTTACCGGCGTGCCGGTCAAGCAAAGAACTAGACCTTCCTTGGGTGCCGACTTTGCAATCTTTACTGCCGACCTGGTGCGGGCTGCCGTGGGTGTCTTGCAGTAGTGGGATTCGTCAAAGACATACGAGCGATGATTCGATAGTTTCTTTTCCCATGTCTGGATATTGCTGTAACCAACCACGACTACGTCGTATGAGCCAGACTCTGGAAAATCTTTACGGTTAGTAACTACTGAGACTTTTCTATTGGGAAGCCATTTTGTGTACTCTGCTTGCCAGTTGAGAACAAGGCTCGGGGGACACACGACAACGACTGGGTAACTATCTTGAACGTACTCAATGGTTGCAATTGCCTGCAGAGATTTTCCCAACCCCATTTCGTCGGCGATGAATGTGCGGCGGGCGTTTGATGCATACATAACCCCAGCCCTTTGGTACGGGAGCATTTCCCCGTTTATTGCTTCGACCTCAATCAGTGCGTCCGTTGATCTGGAGGCCTCGATTAACTGATTCATTTTTTGACGTATCTCGTCACTGACTGCGATGACTTTGTCGTCAATGGGTACATTGAAAGCTTCGGCCCACTCAATCACATTAGATGCAGAAGACAGGGGAGCTTGCCACCCGTGTCGTTTGGAGTCCCATGAGACAGCGGGTATTTGTTTGACAGCTTTTATTATCACGCGCTCGTACGAGAAGTACATAAAGATTGTGTCGTCTTCTATTACTACCCGAGCCGAAGACGTCTTCCCTAACTTTGGAGCGTCAAACTTGAGAACATCAATTGTTACGTCGAACCCATGCTTAATTGCAAAATCGCGCCCGGCTTGAATTGACGTTACGGGCAGTCGCCAGACCTTGTTCCCCTTGTCCCATTTGGCTCCAGGAATGGACTTGAGCTCGTCGACTTGGGATCTTTCAAATGGAAAATCAAAAACGACTTCATTCTTCTCAAAATATAA